TCAACGGGACTCCCTCCCCCCGGAGGGGGCCGGCCCGCCCGCGCCCGGCTGCGGGCGTGCGCCGCCCGGCCGCGCCACTTCAGACCCATGTTTCACGTTTTTCGTAGGTGACCCCTACAATCGGCCATAGATAGGGACTAATGATTATGAGTCAATTAGACTTATTCAATTTGGACGAATCGGACGATATCGGATTAGCTCGGGACGATAATTGCCGCTTCCCGGATCATTCGCCGGGGACCGGCTACGGACGGGGCTGTCGCTGTCGTCGCTGCTTCGAGCACCAGCGGTCGTCTCGCGTCCGCTGGCGCGATCCGAAGTGCGCACGCCGTGATTGCACCCGCCGCCGGCTGAAGGGCAACGCCTACTGCGAGGAGCACCGCCCGCCCGCGCTGGTCCGCTCGAGCACGACCGTCGCCGAGCGAACCGAAGCACTAGGCCTGCGGACGTGGGCGACGTGCATCGCGTGTGGCGGCGAGTTCGGCTGGTACCAGTCCGTGCTCGACCACAACGTTCGCGCCGAGCAGCACGAGCTGTGCCGAGTGGTGTGCACGAGGTGCCGCAAGCACTTCATGGGAACGATCCGTGGCTACAACCTGAGCATGGAACTGGCTCTCCAGCTGATCACGGCCACCGAGTGCAACCTGTGCGGCGAGCGGTTCACAACCACCGAGTCCGGCCGACGGGCCAAGTGCGTCGACCACGACCACGCCTGCTGCAAGGCCGAGTCCAGCGAGTTCAAGAGTTGCGGGCGGTGCGTGCGCGGCATCATCTGCCACCGCTGCAACCGAGACATCGCCGGTTACGAGAAACTGATGGCAATCGTCGGCCCAGACCGGATCAAGGAGTACCTCAGTGCCACGTCGCGGCAGTAAGTACGACCGGCATTACCAGGCGGCGCGAGCGGCGATGTTGGCCACGCGCCCGCACTGCCACATCTGCGGCCAGCCCGGCGCCGACTCAGCCGACCACGTCCCCGCTCTGTGGCAACACCGTCACGTGCCCGGCTCGCCCTGCTGCGTGCTGCGGCCGGCGCACCTGCGCTGCAACATCCGCCGCGGTGGTTGGCGGGCGGCGGTCAAGGTGCGCGACGCCCGCAAGCGTGCCGGGCTGCCACCCAAGCGACGGCAGCGATGAAGCCAGCCGGCCCGCGCATCGGCACGCCGCGCCACCCCGAGCGCCCGACACTCGGAGCGGTGTGGGCCACCGTCGCCGCCGGCGTCGGCTTCGTCCCGCACGTCTGGCAGCAGCACCGCGCCGACGTGAGCTACGAACTGGTCCCATGCGATGCCGGGATGCGGCTAGCGGCGAAGTCATCGGGCACGATGGTCGGTCGCCAGGGCGGCAAGACAGCCGCCGCCGCGGTCGACGTGACGTTCCGAGCCATCGCCCCGTCGCTGCCCGAGGTGGCCGAGGCAGTCGGCCATCCGATCGGCCCGCAGTACATCGCCTTTACCGCCCAGGACCGGGCCAACGCGTTCACCCAGTGGGCCGAGCACGTGGATCTGATCATGGCGTCCGAGTACGCCGAGCTGGTGCGTGGTAAGCCGGTCAGGAAGAACGGGTCGGAGTGCCTCAACTTCGTCAACGGGTCGTGGTACCGAATCGTCACCCCGTCCAAGGACGGTGCCCGTGGCCTGTCGCTGGATCTGGCGGTGATCGACGAGGCGCTGACCCACAAGGCGTGGCTGCTCAACGCGATTGCACCGACGATGGCCCAGCGCGACGGCGCCCGGCTCTCGTTCGGGGCGCAACTGATGGTCATCTCCAACGCCGGCGACGAGGACAGCGAGCTGCTCAACATGCAGCGCGAGCTCGGTCGTCGGGCCGTCGCCGAGGGGGACCGGTCGCGGGTGTGGTTCGAGTACTCGTGCGCCGATGACGCAGACCCGCTCGAGCCGGCGACGTGGGCGGCGACGATCCCGACCTACGAGCAGCCCGACGGGATCTCTCGCGAGTTCCTGACGCTGCAGGCCGAGACGATGGGCACCGACGCGTTCGCCCGCGAGTACCTGTGCCGCACGGTGTGGTCGCAGAACCGGCGGGTGATCGCCCCCGACGCGTGGGCCGACCTGCCGCACATCGTGTTGCACCCCGACCCGCGGGCGGTGCTCGCCGTCGAGGTACCCACAGACCGTTCGTCCGCGGTGGTTGTCGCCGCCGCCCGCGACGGCGAGCACATCGGCGTCGAGCTCGTCGACCAGCGCCCGGGTGTCGACTGGGTCGTCGAGCGTGTCGCCGACCTCGCGGCGCGCACGAGGTGCCGGGTGGTGCTCGACCGCTACGGGCCGGCCAGCCCGCTCGCCGCCGGATTGGAGCAGGCCGGCGTGAAGGTCGTCGCCGTGTCGTCGCACGACGTCGCCGACGCCGCGGCGGGGCTGGTCGACGCGGTCACCGCCCGCCGGGTCGGCCATGTCGGCGACGTCCGCTTCCAGGACGCCGTCTCGGTGCTCGGCCGCCGCCAGCGCGGGGACCGGTGGGTGTTCGACCGCCACGGCGGTGACGTGTCAGCGATCGTCGCGGCGTCGCTCGCGGTGTGGCTCGTCGAGGCCCGACCGGCGCGCATACCGGCCATCCGTTGACCGGGATGCGTACGATGTGGGGCTAATGGCCAAGCAGCGCGTCGAGAAGCGCTCGTTCGACGAGACGCCGAACGACAACCCGCCCGGCGTGCCACCGGCGACCGTCGGCACACCGGACTACCGGCCCGGTGACCCGAACGGCGTCGAGCTGATCGACGAGACCGTCGGCCCGCCGCGTGGCCCGTCGGTGTTCACCGCGTCGCCGTGGTCGGGGTGGCCGGCCGAGTGGAACACGCCGCTGATGGGCCGGCAGTTCGACACGCTCGTCGATACCGCCTGGGCGTGTCTCGACAAGAACGCGTCGATCATCTCGACGATGCCGCCGTACGCCACCCGCGGTAGTTCCCCGATCGAGCCGCCGGCGTGGCTGGCCAACCCGGACCCGGACCTGTACACGTCGTGGAACGAGTTCGCCAAGCAGCTGTGGTGGGACTTCCAGACGGGCGAGGCGTTCGTGGTCTGCACGGCGCGCTACGCCGACGGCTACCCGGCCCGGTTCCATGTCCTCGAGCCGTGGCTGGTCGACGTCGAGATGGGCGGCGACGGGCGCCGCCACTACCGGATCGGGTCGATCGACCCGGGCGACGACCTGCTGCACATCCGCTACAAGTCGACGACGTCGTCGGCACGCGGCACCGGCCCGCTCGACGCCGGCCGTGCCCGGATGGTCGCCGCCGGTGTGTTGCAGCGCTACGCCAACCGCGTCGTCGAGTCCGGTGGCATCCCGTACTACGTGCTCAAGCACCCCGACGATCTGACCGCCAAACAGATCTCCGACCTGCAGTCGCAGTGGTGGCAGTCGCGGGTCAACCAGCTCGGGATGCCGGCAGTGATGTCCGGCGGGATCGAGATCGAGGCGTTGCAGATCTCACCGACGGACATGATGCTGCTCGAGTTGTCGCAGTACACCGAGGCGCGCATCGCCGTGCTGTTGGGCGTGCCGCCATTCCTCGTCGGATTGCCATCGGGCGGAGATTCCTTAACTTACAGCACGACAGAAACACTATTTGATTACCACTGGAGGGCTGGCCTGCGCCCGATGGTCGAACCGGTCGTCGCCGCCCTGTCCAACTGGGCGCTGCCGGGTGGCCGGAACATCGAGTTGAACCGCGACGAGTACGTCCGCCCGGGCCCGTTGGAGCGTGCGCAGACCTACGAGATCCTGACCCGAATCGGGGTGCTCACCGCGCAGGACGTGCAGCAGATCGAGCGGTTTGCCATCGAGGGTCACGCCTTCACACCAGCAGGAGCAATCTCGTGAACGAGATCGAGTACCGCACGGCGACGACGATCGGCGTGAACCATGAGCAGCGCATCGTCGAGGTGCTCGCCGTGCCGTACAACGAGACGACCGAGGTGATGCGCCGCGGCAAGTGGGTGACCGAGTCGGTCGACCCGGGAGCGTTCATCGGCGCCAAGGGCGAGGTGACGACCGAGATCATCACCGTCAACAGGGCGCACGACCTCGAACGGCCGATCGGTCGGGTCCGCGACCTGCACCCCGGCGACCCGCGGGGGTTGCGCTCCGAGTTGAAGATCTCGCGCACCCGTGACGGCGACGACGCACTGGTGCAGGCCGAAGACGGGCTGCTGTCGGCGTCGATCGGGTTCGTCCCGATCGGAGAGCTGTGGACGCTCGACCGCAGCGCGGTGAAGGTGACCAAGGCGCGGCTGGTGCACATCGCCCTGACCGGCGACCCGGCGTACAAGGGCGCCAAGGTGCTGGCGGTGCGCAGCGCCGACGAGGCGCCCACACAGCCGGTCCTGACGCCCAATCTGGACTGGCTGCTGCTCGACATGCGGACCAGCGGTCGCTGACCGGGCCATGCAACAGCCGGGCGTATATGACCTGACGATGTACCGCGGCGACTCGTACCGCTGGCGTGTCGCACTGTGGCAGGACACCGCCGCCACGATCCCCGTGGACCTCACCGGGGCCACGGTCGCCGCAGAGATCCGTGACAAGACCGCCGGCACCTCGGTCGTCACCCTGGGCGTGGTGGTCACCCCGCCGAACGTGATCGACCTGGAGATGACCCCGGCGAGCTATGAGGGCTGCCCGACCAAGGGCGTGTGGGATCTCCAGGTGACCTACCCGGACGCGTCGGTCCGCACGGTCCTCAAGGGCGCTGTGGCCGTGAACGGCGACGTGACCGACTCGCTGCCGATGTTGCCGCGTCGATATGAGTGATCCCGGCGTCATCATCGTCGAGACGGCGGGCACGATCGACGTCATCGTGCTCGATTCGCTGACGCTCGTCGATGTCACGGTGCCGTCCGCCGTCGGCGTGATCGAGCTGACCACGGGCACACCGGGACCGCCGGGCGAGGACGGCGCACCTGGACCGCAGGGGCCGCCAGGGGTGCAAGGGCCGACCGGGCCGACCGGGCCGCAGGGGCCGGGAGTGACCCAGCAGTATGTGGACTCGGCCGACGCGCTGAAGGTGGCCAAGGCCGGCGACACCATGACCGGCGCGCTGCGGGTGAGCCCGAGCACCGCCCCCGGCAACGTCCAGATCGGTGCGGTGTGGGACGGCTCGTACAGCGGGGTGCAACAGCTCCCGACCGGATCGAACGTGCCGACAGCGGGTTCCGCCCTGTTGATGGGATCGGCCGCCGACCCGACCGCCCTGTACATGATCGGCCGAGCGGCGATCATCGTCCGTCCCGCGAATGACGCCGTGAAGCAGTGGGTGTGGAACACGGTGAATTGCGTGGCATCGACCCCGCTGACGCTGCCCTCCAACCCGGTCAACAATCTGCACGCGGCGACGAAGCAGTACGTCGACGCTCGGGCGCCGCTCGAAACCGATGCACAGTTCAACACGGGCTACGGCGACAACACGCTGATGACGTTGACGACCGGCAACAACAACGCCGCGGTTGGTTCCAACGCTGCCAACTCGTTGACGACCGGGCTGTACAACATGGCAATCGGTAGTGAGGCGTTGCGGTTCAATCAGACGGGGCAGCGCAACGTCGCAATCGGCTACGGCGCACTGCGCGCTGCGTCAGGGAGCACCAACGTTGCCATCGGCTACGCCACCGGCTGGTCGATCACGACCGGCATCGACAACATCGGCATCGGCAACCTAGCCCTGTACGTTCCTCGCGTCGGCGGTGCAACGACCACCGCGAGTGGTCAGGTGGCGATCGGATCGCAGACAGGCGCATACACGGCGGGGACAGGCAGCTACGGAGTCGGGATCGGCAACGGTGCGGTGTATCACACGCAGGCGACCGCCATCGGCGCCGTGAGCGAGGCCCGCGGGGTCAACTCGACGGCGCTTGGCTTCGGAGCGATCGCTACGCTCGACCAACAGATCATGCTCGGGCGTGCCTCGGAGTTCGTCACCATCCCGCAGAAGGTCCAACTCGTCCATCAGGCATCGGCACCGGGTGTGCTCACCGACGGTGACATGTGGACGACGGCAGCGGGGTTGTTCGTGCGGATCAACGGCGTGACCAAGCAGGTCACCCTGACATGAGCATCGAGACGCTGCGCTTTCTGCGCGACCTGCTGGCTCGTCAGCAGATCAGCGCGGAAGAACCAAACATCCAAGAGTTTGCTGCGCTCATCTTCAGCGTCCGCCAAGAACTCGACCAAGCCATCAAAGAGAGCACCAGTGTCCTACCTCACGCAGAATGAAATCGCCACGAATCCGGCCATGCTCAATCGTGTAGCGCAGGCCGCGGCGCAGGAGGACGTATCGACCGACCCTGACCGGTGGACGCACGAGAACCGGCGCGAGTGGGGCGCTGCGCCGGGCTGGTCCGAGGCGTGGGATTCGGCGAAGGTCACCCATCCCGAGCCGGAGTACGACCCCGGCGTTGATGAGGGTGTGATCACCGACGAGATGATCCTCGCTCAAGTGCAATCGATGCTCACCGTCGAGTAGCAGGTCGTTGCGCTGGACGGGCCAGCGCACTACATTGCGGGCCACAGCGAGGAAGCCCTCGGGCGAGGTGGCTAGGCCCCCGGATCGAGCGAAGCGACGCAGCCGGCTGGCACCCATCCACTTCGTACCGAAGGGAGGCCGCCGCTGTGGCTGCCACCGATGCCATGATCGCTCGCCTCGAGGGCGAACTCGAAGAGCGCAACGCGTTCGTCGAAGGGCTCGTCGCCGACGCCCAGGACAAGGCCCGTGATCTCAGCTCGCAAGAGATGGAGATGATCGGCAATGCGCGGGCGCGGATCAACGATCTCGCCGGGCAGCTCGAGCCGTTGCGGGCGACGTCGCAGCTGTCGGTCCAGTCGCGCAACCGTGCCCGTGAGCTGAGCGCCGAGATCATCGGCGCCCGCCAGCGCAACGGGCAGCCGCCGGTCGAGTACCGCACCGCCGGCGCCTACATCGCCGACATGTACTACGGGCAGCTCGGTGACCGTGAGGCGCAGGAGCGCGTGGAGATCTACAAGCGTGTCGCGGCGCACCAGACGACCGCGGATAACCCGGGCTTAATTCCGGAAAACATCGTCCAGCCGCTCGTCAACTACATCGATGTGGCCCGACCGCTGATCGCCTCGGTCGGCCCGCTGGACCTCGGCGCCGGCGCATGGTCCTATGCCCGTGTCACGCAGCACACGCAGGTCGGCCTGCAGGCGGGGGAGAAGACCGAGCTACCAAGCCGCAAAATGCTGATTACTAAGACCCCATTAGGGGCAGCTACATTTGGCGGTTACGTCAATGTTAGTAAGCAGGATATCAACCGGAGTTCCCCGTCTATCCTGGACATGGTTATCAATGATTTGGCCCAGCAATATGGAATTGAAACAGAGGACGAGATGGGCACGACCATGGTGACCGCAGCCACCGCCGGCCCGGTCCTGCCGGCGACACCGGACGGCGACGACATCGCCCGCGCCGTGTGGGGCGCAGCCGGGCAGGTGTTCGCCGCCACCAAGGGCCAGGGCCGCACGATCATCGCCGTCTCGCCCGACATGCTCGGCGTCATCGGTCCGATCTTCCCGAACGTGAACCCGACCAACGCGATCACCTCAGGGTTCTCCGCCGGTTCCATCGGCCAGGGCGCCCAGGCTGCGCTGTCCGGGATCGGGTCGATCATGTCGGCCGGGCTCGACCCGGGGACGATCCTCGTCTACTCCACCGCCGCGGTGAAGGCGTTCGAGTACAAGTACGGCAACCTGCAGGTCGTCGAGCCGTCGGTGTGGGGCGTGCAGGTCGGCTACGCCGGCGACTTCGACGCCGTCGTCATCGAGCCGACCGGCGTCGTGCGCATCGGCGTCACCCCGTGAGCACCTTTTCGGACCCGAACCGCGAGTCGGTCGGCCTGCCGCCGATCTGGACCGGCGCGGGCGAGACCGAGCCGGAGACTCCGCCGGAGGGTGGCGGCGGCGAGCAGGTCGAGCCGACGTTCGACCCGTCGGCGCACACCGTCGACGAGGTCAACGCCTACCTCGCCGAGCACCCCGACGAGCGCGACGCGGTCCTCGAGGCCGAGCGTGCCGGCAAGGGCCGGGTCGGAGTCCTCGGAGAATGACGTACCCGCCGTTCGCCGTCGCCGCGCCCGTGGCCAACGTGTGGGACGTCGCGGCGATCACCGCCGCGGCGCTCGCCGTGCTGCGCCTCGACCCCGGCGACGTCGACGCCGGCCGGGTCGCTGCCGGCGCGGAGGAGGCGACGATGCGCATCGACCTCGAGCTCGACGCCGTCGACCCGGTCGACACCACCGGCAACCCGCTGTACGAGGGCCCGGCGACGTCGCTGGCCGTGACCTTGTACCGCGACAAGGACTTCGCCACCGGGGTGTCGTCGTCGTTCACCCCGGACCGTTACGAGCCCGTCGGCGGCGACCCGGCGGCCCGGGTCCGCAAGTCGCTCGTCAAGCTCAAGGTGCGGTTCGGTTGTGGCTGACGCCTCGAAGATCTCCGAGGCCCGCACAGGGCTCTACGAGGCCCTCACAGCGGCGATCGCCGCGGTGTGGCGTGTGCACCGCACTCCGCCGGTCAACCCGGCTGCGCCGTGCGTGTGGATCGGCCCGTACGTGCAGAACCTGACCGGCCCGACGATCACCATCTCGTTCCCCGTCGTGGCGATCTACGACGGCGCCGATCACCGCCAGGTCGACGCGCTCGACGACCTCGGCGCGACGTTGTCCGATGCGATCTGGCGGGCCAAGGGCCGCCCGGTGCGTTCCCTCTCCACCTCGATCGACGTCGGCGGCCCGTCGCTGCGGGCCATCGAGTACCAGGCCGACTTCACCGTGCAGGGCGTCACCCTGTGCACCCCGCTCCTCAAGGAGGCCATCTGATGTCCGAGCCGTCCATCCTCCGCATCCCCGTCGGCGAGGTCGGCGGCTTCGGCCTCGCGCTCGTCGACCGCGCCGCGGTCGGCTACACCGACGCCTGGCAGGCGCCCGACGGGGCGGTGCTGCCGACCGTCACGCTCGCCGACTACGACGCCGGTTCGACGACGTGGCAGTGCCAGCTGACCGCGGCGCAGATCACGGCCACCCCGAACGTGAACACCACCGACCGTGCCGGCACGTTCTGCCAGGCCCCCGGCCAGACCACGACCGTCGGCGAGGACACGTTCGCCATGGAGATCGGCGGCTTCCAGGACCACAAGGAAGCCCAGGGCCTCGCCGCGTTCATGTATGAGAACCGGACCAAGGAGGCGTTCTTCTACTTCTCCGCCGACGGCCCCGACAGCGCACCGCGGGCCATCGGCCGGTTGCGGCTGACGTCGATGCCGATGGGCGGCGACGCCTGGACCGACCTGACGTTCACCGGCTTGTCGCTGCCGATCATGCGCGCCCCCGACATCGAGTTCGGCACCGGCCTCACGACCCGCATCGTCCTCGGTGCCGGCGCACCCGTGGTGCCGTTGGCGGACGCCGACTTGGCGGACGCTGCCGTGGTGCCGTGACCGATGCGCAGCGCTCGTATCTGACCAACCTGCTGCGCATCGGCAGGGCGACCCTGCACGCACTCGAGCGGGCCATCCGCTACGAGACCCGCCCGCGGCGCCTCGGCGCACTGGCCGCCGAACGCGACGCGGTCCGCGCCGACGTCGCCCGCCTCGAGACGGTGCTCGGGGTGTGACGTGGCCGACGACCTCAACGACATGCAACGCAAGCTCGACGACCTGGCGCGGTCGCTCGACGATCCGCGGCTGAGCCGCAACGTCGGCGACCTGGCCCGGCGCGACATGCTCGCCGAGCTCGACGCCGACCTGCCCGGCCGACGGTTCCGCCGCTGGGGTGTGACGTTGGACGTGCGCGCCGACACCGGTGGCGACACGACGCGGATCGTCCCGACTCCCGAGGCGCCGTGGAAGGTGCTCGACGTCGGGCGCAGCCCGGGCAGTAACGGCAGGGTGGCGTGGGGCGCGACCGCCGGTAAGGGCACCTGGCAGTCCGGCGCCGGCAAGGTCGCCGCCGAGTCCCCCAAGCGTGTCGACGACGAGGTGCAGACCATCCTCCACAGGATCTACTGAACCGTGGGCTTCCAGGAGCGCGTCACGATCTTCATCGAGACGAAGGTCGACCAGGCCAAGGGCGGCCTGGCTGGCTTCCGACAGCAACTCGCCCAGGCCGAAGGGGCGGTCACCAACTCGGTTTCGACGTTCCGGAACGTGCGTGAGAGCGTCGGCAAGCTCTTCGACGATTCCGGGATCGGCGCGGCGGCGAAGTTCGCCGCCAAGGCTGTCGGCGCGTTCCAGGATCTCGGAGTCTCCGTCGGCAAGTTCTCCGACGCGACCGGGACCAGCGCGGAGGAGGCGTCGCGCTTCGTCGAAGTGTTCGGCGACCTCGGCGTGGCACCCGATGCCGCCGCGGCGGCGATCGGGCGGATGTCCAAGACCTTGGCGACCAACGCCGACGCCCTCAACAAGTACGGCATCGAAGCGGTCAAGGCCGCCGACGGGACCACCGACGTCAGCGCGACGTTCCTCGCCGCGGTCGACGCCATCTCGAAGATCAAAGACCCGGCCCAGCAGGCCGCCGCGGCGCAGGCGACGTTCGGCAAGTCGTGGCAGTCGATGGCCGAGGTGGTCACCGGTGGCGCCCCGGCGTTGAAGGCTGCGCTCGACTCGGTCGGCGACGCCAAGGTGCTGTCCGCCGCCGACGTCAAGTCGGCCCGCGAGCTGCGCGACGCGCTCGACAGCATCAAGGACGCCGGCGAGGGGCTGATGCTGTCGCTCGGCAAGTCGCTGGCCCCGTCGATCGCCAAGATCGCCCCGGAGATCGCCAACCTGGTCGACAAGGCCCAGCCGGCGTTCGAGGCGCTCGGCGAGTCGATCGGTGACTCGGTCGAGTCGCTCGGCCCGCTGATCGACGGCATCGCGCTACTGGCCAAGGGGCTCGGCGCGCTGCACGACGTCAAGATCGACCTGCCCGGCGAGGCCGAGTTCAAGCCGTTCCTCGGCGCGCTCGGGATGGGCCAGCAGGCGTGGGACATGTGGCGCAACCAGTTCGGCGACGCGCCGGAACTGAAGGGCAGCATGGCCGCCCTCGCGGACGGCGTCACCGATGTCGGGTTGGCGTCCGACGCGTCCAAGGAGGACGTCAAGGCGTTCGCCGACACCCAGAAAGACCTAGCGAAGTGGGTCAGCGACAGCCTCAAGGCGTTGCAGGAACAGGCCGACCAGCTCGCCGAGCAGTCGGGGGCGTACACCACCGCGGCCGACGACCAGAACGCCTACAACGACACGCTCGCCGAGTTCGCCGAGCTGAACGCCGACGCGTCGGCGTCGGTCTCCGACCTGCGGGACAAGGCGATCGACGCGGCCAAGGGCCACCAGGCGCTGTACGAGTCGCTCACCGAGGCGTCCGGGGCGACGGCGACGGCCACCGGCTTGGTCGATGCCCAGAACCAGTCGCTGCTCGCGTCGGCGGCAACCGCCAGGGGTCCGGCCAAGTCGGCGATCCTCGACTACATCGGCGCCGTCAACGGGATCCCGCCGGAGAAGATGACCGAGATCCGCGCCGCGATCGAGCGCGGCGATCTCGCCGAGGCGCAGCGGCTGCTCGACGAGGCGTCAGAACCTCGCAAAGCAGCGTTCAACGCCGACGCCACCAACTCCGCCCTGGCGCAGACCAACAAGGATCTTGACGCCGCGGCACACGACCGGACCGTCAAGTTCAACGCCGCCGCGGGCACCATTATCCCCGGGCTCGCCCAGCTCCAGCGCCTCGCCGCCGGCGGCACCAGCGTCAACAACACGTACAACGTGCAGGTTCCGCGCATCCCCAACGCCCGCGAGTTGGCACGTGTCAGCGCACGATGGGCCCGCGTCAATGGCAAGGGCTGAGCGATGGCACCGAGCCCGGTATTCGACCAGGGGCAGTACGACGCGGCGAGCTACGTGGCGGCGGACCTGGCCACCTGGCCGCAGGTGCAACCGCCGGCGGTGCTGTACCAGCCGGGCATGTGGTGGACGTCGACCAGCTCGGGGACCGTCGACGGCGAGCCTGCCGACCCCGGCGACTACATCTTCGTGCACTACCTGGCGCGCACCTACGGCCAGTTCGACTACGGCGGCGGCACGTACGGCGACAACCCGCACGGCAATTGGCCGATCGAGTCGGTCGGGTTCACCGTGTGGGACTCGACCGTCCCGCCGCGGTTGCAGCCACCGTTCCCCTACGCCGGCTGCCCGTTCGACGACGAGCGCTACCCCGGCTGGCGCATCGTCGTCGACTCACTGTTCAACGACACGCCGACACGCACCTACGGGCAACTCAACTACGGCGACTACGTCTACGGCGACACCGAGGACATCGTCACGCCGCGGTGGGCCGACATCACCCGACCGGCGTTCGCGGTGAACGTCACCGTCGGCACCGGCGACGGTGCGCCGTCGGTCGCCGTCACCGGCCTCGACATCGAGATGTACGACGACACCGGCGCATGGTTCGACATCTCCGAGCCCGCCTACTACTTCCAACCGTTCGTCGGCGACCCGATCCGGGTCGGGTTCCTCGACCCGCTGCTCGAGTACCACCCGATAGCCGTCGGGGTGATCGAGACGATCCGCGACGAACACGACACCCTGCCGCGCTACGTCTCCGTCGAGGCGTTCGGCAACGACATGGACCTGGCCAACGACCACCTGTACTGGCAGCGCCCGGCCGAGCTCGCCTCGACCCGGTTCGCCGCGCTGATGGCCGCCGGCGGCTGGCGCTTCGGCCTCGGCGAGCTCGTCTACCCGGGCGACGCCGAGCTGCACGCCGACCTCAAGCCGATCGACATCGTCACCCGCACCGAGATCGACCGCACGGCGATGTCGGCCGGATGGTTCTTCGACACCACCGCATGGGGCGAACCGCGGCTGCGCGACTGGCCGCACACCCCGACCGGCACCCCGCTCGAGGTGGTCGACTGCCGCCACGACACGACGCCGCCCGAGGCGCGCCAGTCGCACCTGATCACGTTCGGCGCCGACATGTCGCAACTACTCAACGTCGTGGCGATCTCCAACCAGGACGACCCGCAGCTCGTCATCACCGCCGAGGAGGAGTTCTCGATCGCCCGGTTCGGGCGCCGCTCCAAGGCGATGGGGTTCCCGATGTCGGGGCTGGCGTTCGCCCACGCCGCCGACGCCGAGGCGCTCGCCGTGCGCTACTCCAACCGGTGGGCCTACATCGTGCGCCAGGTGTCGATCGTCGAGGCCGACACCGACCTCGACGCCGGCTGGCTCTCCGAGCTCGTCGACCTCGACACCGGACGGGCCGTCACCGTGACCCGCAACGAGATCCGGCCCCTGGTGCTCGACGCCGTGGTCGTCGGGTTCGAGCACCGCATCATCCCCAAGCGGATCGACTCGACGATCCAACTGTCGACCGTGACGACGACGCAATGACCGCCGTCAACACCGCCGAGACGAACTAAGGAGCGACGACATGGCATGGCCACCGCCAGTACTGCCGATCAACCGCACGAACGCCGTCCCGCAGCTGGACACCCACCCAGCCGACCACAACAACGCCAACGCCGCGGTCAACACGATCGTCACCGAGCTCGGCGCGGACCCGTCGGGGCCGTACGTCGACGTCACCACCCGACTCGCCCGGCTCGAGTTCGTCGTCTACCGCCCGACCGTCGCCGGTGGGATCCTCGGGCCGGGCGCGGCGGTGAACGTGGCCACCGTCGACATCCCTGCCGGGTCCGCCAGCCGCCAGATGCTGTTCCTGTACACCGGCTCGTTCGCCACCAACGGCGCGCCCGCGCTGGCCCTCGACATCACCAACATCAGCGGTGGGATCATCTTTCACACGGTGGTCGGGGCGATCGCCAGCGGCACCTCGCACTCGATCGCCGGGTGGGTGAGCGTCGGCGCACCCGGTGGGACGTTCAACGTCAACGCCCACAACATCGGCGCGTCCGGCGACATCGACGTCTCCGCCAATCCGGCCTACGCCCAAGCGGCAGCGATCATCTACCCCACCTAAGGAGCATCCCGTGTCGTTCAACACCATCAACCAGGCCGCCAACGATCAAGCGCTGATCGGACGGGTCACCGCCTGCCTCGCCAGCGAAGGATCGACGAACCCGACCGGCGACGTGTGGGCATACATCTGGGACGTCGCCAGCGCCGCCGACGTCGAGGCCGCGTACGCCTCGGCGCTCGCCGCCGGCAACGACAACCCGGGCGGCGACGAGACGGTGATCACCGATCAGATGATCCTGTCGGCCGTGCAAGCCGCGCCGACGCCGTGAGCGGCTTCGGCGACTTCGACGACGACGACGCCTACGACACCGCGCCCGCCGACCCCGAGCAGGTCGCCCGCAAACTGCAACGCCTCCGCCTCGACCTCGGCCTCGAGCGCGACGACTGGGACGACCTCACCGAAGAGCACCGCGTCGCCGCCACCCTCGCCGTGGCCATCCTCCTCGCCTGGCTGAAACGTCAGGGCGCGGCGTGACCGGGATCTACTACGCCGACATGCTCTACGTCCTGCGCGCCGCCGGCTGCAGGGTCGCCGAGTCGTCGACCACCGACGGCTGGCAGACCCGGGCTCGGTCGTCCGGCGGATTCCCATCTGCCCCGTTGTGCGTCTTCGCACATCACACCGCCAGCTCGACCTCGCCGGCCAACGACCTGTCGTACATGATCGACGGCTCCGACGACGCCCCGATCGGCAACGTGCTGCTCGACCGCGACGGCGTGTACTGGCCGATCGCTGCTGGCGCATCAAACTGTGCCGGGAAGGGCGGCCCGTCCACGTTCTCCCGCGGGACGATCCCGCTCGACTCGGGCAACACCCGCGGGTTCCAGATCGAAGCGGCCAACAACGGCGTCGGCGAGCGCTGGCCGCAGTCGCAGATGGACGCCTATTTCGCCGGGGCGAACGCACTCAACGCCCACTTCGGCAACCTGCCCACAGACATCATCAGCCACGCCGGCTACACGTCGCGCAAGATCGACCCGGCCACCGCCAGCGCGGTCGAAGGGCCGTGGCAGCCGTCATCGGTCAATAGCTCTGGTACCTGGAGCCTCGATGACATCCGCGACGAGTGCGCCCGCCGCGCCTCGACCGCGACACCACCCGACCCGACACCACCACCCGACGACGACGAGGACTACGACATGGCGTTCATCATCATCAACCAGGACACCGGCCAGCCCGCCCTCGTCTACGGCGACGGTCGGATGACCGGCATCGACGGCACCTCGCTCGGCGCGTTCGTCGCCAAGTACGGCGACCCGATCAACGTCGAGGCCGCCACGTTCGACGACTTCGCCACCAAGTAGCCGTGAGCGCCGACGACCTGGACCGGCTCGCGCTCATCCGCGGCGTCATCTCCGCGCTGGTGGGCGCCGTGCTCATCGTCTACGCCGTGATCGCCACGCCACCGAACCGGGCCGTGCTCGTCGTGCTCGGACTCATCCTCCTCGGCGTCGTCGCCGTGGAAGCGGTCCCGACCATCCTGCGCGGGAAGCGCGACCAGTGATCGGCCAGGACCAGGACTCGGTCACGTTCGGGCCCGGCGTGTTGATCATCCTGCTGATCGTGCTGATCATCGTCGCGATCGTGTACCTCCTCCGCCGCCTCTGACGGTGGACTTCGGCTCCGTCGAGCGGCGGCTGGCGGCGATCGTGCTGATCGTCTGGTTCGTCCTGCTGCTCACCTGGCCAGGCTCGCGGGACTAGTACACGTCTCCGAAGATCACGCCGTTGTCCTGCGGTTGAGGAGCCGGGACGGACACGGCGTCCCGACTCCCCGCAGCCTCAGATGCTGGTCCTCGGCGGTCATGCGCTTGTACCCGGCCGCATGAACCGGTCGGCAGCCGAAGCTCCGATGTCGCGTAGGCCCGTGCCGCCATGTCGACCGGCGGAACTCTAGACCAGCTCCGAAGATCACGCCGTCACGACAGCCCAGCGATGCGGTCGAGTAGGTCGCGGTTTCGCTCGATGGCTCGGCGCATCCGCAGCGCTAGTTGCGGGTCGTCGGTGACCTCGGCCAGCAGCTTGCCGAACTCGTCGGGCTCGTCGTCGCTCATCGCCCACCGACGCTAACTCGCAAGATCAAGCCGACTCGCGTGCCTCACCTTGGTTCATACGATTCAACCCTAGTCATCCCGACGGTCGACCGATACAGTCCAGGTCAGGCCAAACAAGCCCCACGATGGAGAGCTGAAAAGGGCTGACGACCTTGCCAAGGTGAGGGTCGCGGGTTCGAATCCCGTCGTCCGCTCGAAATGCCTGGTCACAGGCACTTTTCAGACTTCGTCACAGGGCTCGGAAGGCCGACGAAACCTCAGTAGCGCATCACCTTCGGCCAAAACCGGGGGTAGTGCATCACCTTGGAAAGGCCTTCCGATGCCCCAGCAGACCGCCCACCCCGTGCTCGGCGACTTCCTCGACGACATGGCCTACGCCGAGTCGACGACCCGCTCGGTCACCTCGCACCTGTGCATCTTCGAGCGCTGGGCGACGGCCCACGGCCTCGACATCTTGAAGGCCACGCACGTCGAGCTCGCCGCGTTCCAGGCCGACCGGGCGGCGACCGTCGGCGCGTCGACGCTGTTCAAGTCGTGGCAGGTGCTCGACAGCTTCTACGGCTGGGCGCAGCGCCCGCACCCGACGACACGCAAGGACCGCCCGGGCGGCAACCTGATCGACCGCAACCCGATGCTCAAGGTGCCCGCGCCGGTGGTGCCCGACCGGCTGCCGAACCGGCGCTACGCGTCGGCCGCCGACGTCGACAAGATGCTCACCTACTTCGACCGCCTCGCCACCCGCCGCCGCGCCGGCACCGGCGAGTTCCTGCGCGCCAAGCGCAACGCCGCCGTGCTCGCGCTCGTCGCCGACTCGGGGATGCGCATCGGCGAGGTGCCGTGGATCGACCTGCACCACCTGATCACCGACGCCAACGGCGACTACGTCGCGGTGACCGTCGGCGGCGACGACGGGTCGCACACCAAGACCGCCAAGGGCCGCGAGGTGCCGGTGTCAGCCAGGGCCAACCGCTACCTGCGCCGCTACGTGCGCCACCGCGGCACCGACCCCGGCCCGCTGTTCATCGGCCGCGAGGCGCACACCAACGACCCGACCGGGCGGATGACGACCCGCGCCCTGCAGGAGGTCGTCAAGCGGGCCACCAAACGCGTCGGCGTCGAGCTGTCGCCGCACGACCTGCGCCGCGAGTGGACCGCCGAGATGCACCGCGCCGGGGCGAGCAACGACGACATCAAGCTGGCCGGCGGCTGGTCGAAGTCGGAGACGATGCTGCTCTACGCAGGCCAGGCCGCCGGGCTCGCCGCCGCCGGCCGCCTGCGCCGCCTGCACTCGGTCGCGTCATGATTTTGCGAGTTAGCTTCGGACCTGTCTCAATCTGTTGGCGTCTGAGGTTCTATGGTTGAGCCTCATGCCACACACCAACACCGCCCTTCCGCCGTTCCTCCGCTTCGCTGAGGTCTGCGACCTGCTCGGCATCTCCCGCGACACTGGCTACGCCCTGCATCGGGCGGGGGAGTTCCCGATCCCCACGGTGCTCGTCGGCAAGATCCTGAAGTGCCGGCGTGCTGACGTCGAAGCCTTCGTCTACGGCACCACATGAACGCCGTCGTCACCGCCGTCGTCGGTGGGCTGCTGCTGCTCGTCATCGGTTGGCAGACGACGATGGTCACCAGGCTGGGCGACAAGATCGACCGGCTCGAGGAGCGGATGAGCGCCCGGTTCGATCACGTCGAGGAGCGGATCACGGCGCTCGCCGAGCGGGTCTCGCGCATCGAGGGTCGCTTGGACGAGCGCGAGCACAACCGGCCGTGAGCGGCGTGATCTTCGGACGGTCCGCGGACTGACCCCCCACGCGGGTGGGGTACCCGATCGTGGCGGTCACGTATAGTGGTGACAAGGACACGACCGGGGCAGCGCCGCTCCACTTGGGTTCCAACGGGACGACAACCGAGCCCTAGTGGGGTATGCCGTGAACGATCCAGAGCTGGTCGGCTTCGACTTCGACCAGGAGGACTGCGACCGCTTCGCCTTCCACCTCTCCCACGTCCTGGCCACCTGCCGGACGATCACCAAGTTGCGCGGCCCCGCCTACGGCGTCGACTACGCCCGGTCGATCGCCGATCAGGTCATCGCCGCCGGCCAAGACGACGAGCACCGCTGAGCACCCACTCGCGGTCCTCGACGGACAGGGCGCCGAGCACCTCGAGCGCCTCCGCGTACCACGGCGGGCGGTCGCGCATCTCGGCCAGCTTGGCTTCCAGCAGGCGCATCTGGGTGGCGATCTCGTCGAGCTGCGGCGAGCGCGCCTGGGCCTTCCAGATCCGGTAGAAGTGGCCGCGCTCGAAGCCGAAGACGTCGTCGATCTTGGCCAGCAGGGTGTGGCCGAAGACCCGGTCGGTGTCGCCGTCGCGTAGCGCTTGCATCGTGCGTTGCGAGATCGACGCGGCGCGCATGAACGCCGACCAGGTCATGTCACGGGCCGTCAGCTCGGCCCTGATCGCCTCGGCCAGGTCCGTCGTGCTCATCCCGTCGACCGAACCTAGATGGGTGCCGTCGGGCGACGGTCGGACACCGATGGACTCGGTCGGGATCACCTCCACGATTACATCTTGCACCACCGGACCCCCAGTCAGGTCCATTCATCCCAAACCAGTCCCGAATAGGATGAGAATCCACAGGTAATTCACAGGTTCCTCCCCTTGTGACCCACACCCATCCCAGCCAAGGTGGCCGGTAATGGATGAAAGGGGACGCACCGTGTCCACGCCGCTACCCGTCCTGTACACGCTGCAGGACCTCGTCGACGCCTACGGCTGGTCGCTCGACACCCTCTACGACTACGTCAACAACGGCGACCTGCCCGCCTCCAAGATCGGGCGCACGTACTTCGTCACTCCCGACGGCGTGGCCACCCTCCTCGAGCGCCGCGCCGCCCGCGCCTGACCGTCGACCGGTCGCCGCCTTCCACCATGCCCGGCGACCGGTGGGCCCGACCCGACGACCCCGACGAAGGATCCGCCATGCCCGAACCCGCCACCGACCCGACCCCGGAGACCGCCGAGCACCGCCGCACCCGCAACGAGCTCGAGCAGCTGCTCGCCCTGGCGCACCGGCGCCTCGACGCTGCCGGCGTCCCCCGCACCCGCCACCAGCGCGAGCCCGACGCATGAACGACGACTGGCCGATGCTGCCGCTGCTCCCCGAGCCCGACACCCTGCTCGATGCCAGCTTCCCGCCGAGCATCTCACCGGGCGACGTCGCCCTGTTCTCCGTCGACCACGACGTGACCCGCGAGCAGGTCGCCGAGATCCGTGCCCATCTCGTCGCCAAGATGCCCGGCGTCGACGTCGTCGTGCTCTCTCACGTGCACTTCGAGGCCACCTACCGACCGGCAGCCGACGCATGAACGACGACCTCGCCGCCCGCCGCCGGGCCAAGGCCGACGCCCGCGTCGCCCGCGACTGTCAGGCGTCGCTCGACCAGGTCCGCCAGACCGCGGCCATCGACCACGTCGCTGCGCAGCTCCTCGACTCGATCCGCGCCCACCCGTCCAACCGGCGGCCCTACGACAGGGAGGGCGAGACATGATCTTCGAGGTTCACCCCGCGGCCGACCCGTGGCCGATGATGCCCGAGGACGAGCTCGTTGAGTTGGCCGACTCCATCCGCGCCGTCGGGCTGCTCGAGCCGCTCGTGCTCACGCCCGACGGGATGCTGCTCGACGGACGCAACCGGCTGGACGCTTGTGTTCGCGCTGGCGTGGCGCCGACGACCATCGTCTACGACGGCGACCAGGTCGCGTTCGTGCTCGCCCGTAACGCGCACCGTCGCCACATGTCGAGCGGCCAGCGCGCCACCGCGGCGTGGCTCACGGCCTGCACGTCACCCGCGTTTCATGATGAAACACCGGCGTCGGTTCGGGGTGTGGCAGCAGTCGCTGCCGTCGATGTCGGCTCGGTTGGCAAGGCCAAGGTCGTCGCCGACAAGCGTCCGGACCTGCTGCCCGAGATCACGTCTGGCGCGATGACGCTGCCAGTCGCCTACGCCAAGGCCCGCGGGGTGGAACCACCGCCGCCAGCCGTGGCATCGATCCGCCGGTTCCTTGCCGGCTGGACGACGTTCGTCGGTTTCGACGAGCTGCCCGACCGTGACGCAGTGCTGGCAGCCCTCACCGACGACGAACGCCGGACCCTCAACGAGATTCGGAGCGTAATGCGATGAAGCGAAACCCAGACCCCAAGAAGCCGCTGATGGACGGAGGCCGCCCGATCAAGGTGACCGTCCAAGGTGACGACCTCGTCGGCGCACGACGATCGGACCCGTCCAACTGCATCATGGCGCGGGCGATGCTGCGCCAGAAGGGCGTGGTCGACGTACGCATCGGCGCGTGCATCGCCCGCGTCGAGTACGAGAACAAGACGGTCCGCTACGCCCTGTCGAAGAACGACCGGGCGCTCGTCGCCGGATTCGACACCGGCCGCGACGGTTTCGCCGAGGGCTACGTATTCACGCTCGAGCCGCCCCGTTCGCAAGACGCCAAGGTGCCACCGCTTGGCGCACGTAAGGGCGTGAAGCACGGCACGAACACCCGCAGCGGATCGCAGGACGGCGTCATCCGTCGGCGCCAGGTCTCGCACCGCAACATGTTCGTGATCCCCGATTGATGAACGCGCAGCTCCTCGAGGCGCTGTTCGCCGCCATCCGCAACAGCCGCACAGGGATGATCCAGATGGATGACATCACCGAGTCCGGGAAGCTCGCGCTTGATCCGGCCGGCAATCCAAACGCCGCACAGAACGGGCTCGGCCACGTGCCGTCCTGGGCCAGCAAGCGGGGCTGGCTGGTGAACACCAAACGGTCGGTCAAGTCGGACTCCCCGCGACGCAATGGCGGGCGTCAACTGCTCTGGAGGATCACGCCCGCGGGATATGCCGCGGCGGGCGCACCCGTTCCCGGTCGAGCGGCGTGTTTGTTCTGCGACGCCGACCCCGACAGTGAGCCGATGGCGGCCGAGTGGGTGGTGGCTGACTACGAGCTGTGCCTCGCTCATGCGCTCAGTGAGTTGAACGAGATCATGACCAGCCCCGACAGCTTCGTGCATTCATGGCCGACCGGCCCGGACCGTTTGGACTGGGGCGAGGCTGTGCCGTTCGTCATTGAAGTTCGAATGATCGAACAGAAGTGATCGCCGCCCTGTTCGCCACCGCGCTGGTGCTCGCCCCGGTGCACCTCGACCTGCCACCAGAGATCGACGCCACCGCGGTGGCCACCGCGCCGGCGGTCAGACTGGACCCGCCACCCCTGGCCACCGTCGAGGCCGGCCCCGTCCCGTTCGGGTCGTCGGCCTCGGCTGGTGGGCGCTGCACCGGCTGGGAGCCGCTGCTCGAGCGCTACTCGCCGGGCTGGTCGGTGGAGCGGATGAGCAGGATCATGTACCGCGAGAGCCGCTGCCGCCCGGAGGTGCGCAACTCGTCGTCCTCGGCGACCGGGCTGCTGCAGGTGTTGAGCAGTCACTGCGGGTGGCTCGCCGGGCAGATGGGGACGTGGTGCACCCGCGCTCGGCTCAACGACGCCGAGTTCAACGTGCGCGCCGCGGCGGCGTTGTGGACCGAGCAGGGCTATCGGGCGTGGTCGACGTGATGTGCATCACGTGTGGTTCGTGGGTGGCGACGATCGGAGAGCAATGCGAGACGTGCGCGACGACGACTGCCCGCGCTGGTGGACCTGGCGAGACCGCCGCGACTACGACCGCGGTGTCGAGCCCGAGCACCCCGCCGCGTGGGAGTGGTGCGGCGACGACGACTTCTGGGGCTGGCCCGGACCCGACTGACAAGGCTCGGATAGGCGCGGCCGGGCAAGGCGCGGCGGGGTCGGGCCCGGCAAGGCAGGCATGGCTAGCACGGCGGCGGCGCGGGCTCGGATCATCCGACGTCGCCGCCGTGCTCGGCCTGTCGCCCTACGCGTCGCCCTACTCCGTGTGGGCCGACAAGGTGCTCGACCTGCCCGACGACGAACCGAACGACGCCATGCTGTTCGGCCAGTACGCCGAACCGATGATCCTGCGCTGGTTCCACGACACCACCGGACTATGGGTCGCCGACTGCCAGCTCGAAGTCGCCCACCCCGACCACCCGCACTTCATGGCCACCCTCGACGGGCGCGCCTACGAATCGGAGAACGGCACCGAACCGCTCGCCGTCATCGAAGCCAAGTCGACCAGCGACAGCACATGGGAAGACGGCATCCCGATCGCGTACCGGGTGCAGGTCATGTGGCAACTGTTCGTCACCGGCATGACCCACGCGTTCGTCCCGACGTTGCACACCATGTCGCGCCGCTTCCGGCTCTACGAAGTCGACCTCGACCCCGACGACGTCGAGTTCATCGTCCCCCGCTGTGAAGCCTTCTGGCGTGACCACGTGCTCACCGGTCATCCTCCGGCCGTCGACGCCCACCAGGCCACCACAGCGGCTCTCAGGGGCCAGTGGGGTGGCACCGGTGGCATCGTCGAGGCCGACATCACCGCGTTGGAGCTGGTCGCCGAGTACCGCTACCACCGCGCCCAGGTGAAAGCCGCCGAGGCCGACCAGGAGCAGGCCGCCAACCGTCTGCGGCTGCTGCTCGGCGACGACACCGAGTTGCGTTCGGGCGGCACCAAGTTGGCCACCTGCAAGCCGGTCGAGCGCACGACGGTCGACACCACCGCGCTGCGCAAGTGCCACCCCGACCTGGTGCGCGACTTCGAGCGCACCGCCACCGCCCGCATGTTGCGGGTCAACGAACCCAAGGAGAAATGATGGCCGGACAGATCGAGACCGCCGTCGCCAACCGCGATAACCCGCCGAAGGTCACCCCGAAGCAGGCGCTGACCAAGATGCTCGACGCCAACGCATCCGCGGTGGGGGCATCGCTGCCCACCGGGTACAAGCAGGAGCGGTTCGTGCGACTGCTGCTCACCGCGGCGACCACCAACCGGGAGCTACTGGAATGCGACCCGGGGTCGTTCCTTGCCGCCGGTGTTGGTGCCGCGCAGCTCGGGCTCGAACCCAACGATGCCCGAGGGCTGGCCTACCTCATCCCGTTCAACGACAAGCGCCGCGGCAAGATCGTGCAGCTGATCATCGGGTACAAGGGCATGCTCGACTTGGCTCGCCGCTCGGGGATGGTCTCATCGGTCCACGCGTTCCCCGTGTTCCGCGGTGACTTGTTCACCTATCAGCTCGGCCTGTACCCGTCGCTCGAGCACGTCCCCGCCGAGGACGGCGAGGAAGACCCGAAGGACATCACCCACGTCTACGCCGTCGCTCTGGTGCAGGACAAACCGCAGTTCGTCGTGATGAGCCGCCGACAGATCGACAAGGTGATGGCCGGGTCGCCCGGAGCAAGGTCGGGGCGCTCGCCGTGGACGACGCACTACACCGAGATGGCGCTCAAGACCGCGCTGCGCCGGCTGTGTAAGTACCTGCCGCAGACGGTCGAGCTCGCCCGCGCCGACGAGGCCGACGGCAAAGACCTGCATTTCACCAACCTGGGCGACATCGGCCATTCGGTCGATCCGTCGACGGACGACTACATCGAGATCGACCAGGCCCCGGACAACGTCGACGCCGACACCGGCGAGATCATCGACGCCGACGACGACCCGCCGACGTGACCGCCGTGCTCGACGCCGAACTGCCCGTGGTCCCCGAGTGGTACGCCCGGGCCAACTGCCGCGGCGTCGGACCGGACATGTTCTACGGCGAGCGCGGCGACCCGCAGGTCCAGGCGCTGGCGGTGTGCCGCGGCTGCGTCGTGCGCGACGACTGCCTGCGCCTGGCGCTCGAGCGGTGCGAGACGTTCGGCGTCTGGGGCGGGTGCTCACAAAAACAGCTACGGGCGATCCGCTCCCGGCGGGCGTCGTGAGGCTGCTGGACCTGTTCTGCGGCGCCGGGGGCGCGGCGATGGGCTACCACCGCGCCGGGTTCGAGGTCGTCGGCGTCGACATCGTGCGCCAGTACGACTACCCGTTCGACTTCGTGCTCGGCGACGCTGACACGTTCGCGCTCGACGGGTTCGACGCCATCCACGCCTCGCCGCCGTGCAAGCTGTTCACCGGTGCCCGCGGCGACCGCCACGCGCTGCGGCTGTTCGACCCGCACGTCGACCACCTGACACCGATGCTCAACCGACTCGCCGAGATCGACGTCCCATGGATCGTGGAGAACGTGCCCGGCGCCCCGATGCCCGACGGGTCGGTGATGCTGTGCGGCTCGTCGTTCGGGCTCGACGTACGCCGCCACCGACTGTTCGCCAGCAACCGGCCGCTCACCGCGCCACCGTGCGACCACGACAGCCAAGCGCCAGGGCGTTACCCGTCGCTCGACAACGAGAACCGCAAGGCCGGCATCCTCGCCGCCGTCGTCGGCGTCCACGGCGCGCAGCAGTACAACGGCCACCACGCCGACGCGTGCGCGGCGATGGGCATCGACTGGATGCCGTGGGAACAGCTCACGCAGGCCATCCCGCCGGTCTACACCGAGCACCTCGGCCGCCAACTCGTCGAGGTGCTGGCATGACCGACGACGACCTGCCCGACGACGACCTCAACAACGTGAGCGCGTCACCCGATGACGTCTCCTACGAGTGCGGATGGCACGACGGCACCGACTACGGATACCGCCTCGCCGCCGGCGAACCCTGTCCGCACTGCGGTCGCATGCGGGACGAGTCGTGCTGAGTCCCACCCAACGCTCACTCGCGCACCTGCGCGCCGACGGCTACACCGTCGAGGTCGTCGAACACTGGAACCCGCACGCCCGGATCCGACAAGACCTGTTCGGATGCATCGACCTGCTCGCCCTACGCGGAGACGAGACGCTGGCCGTGCAGACCACCACCACCGGCGTCGCTGCACGCGTCCGCAAGATCGCCGACAACCCGCACCTGCCCGCAATGCGCGCCGCCGGCTGGACGATCCACGTGCACGGCTGGCGGAAGTCGTCTGTGACGAAGAAGTGGACGCTACGAACGGTTGACGTCTCATGACCGTGCGCTACGAGATCGGCGACACCCGCGACGTGGTGCGCTCACTGCCCGACGCCGGCGTGTCGCTCGTCGCCTCGTCGCCACCGTTCATCGCCCTGCGCTCCTACCTGCCCGACGACCACCCGGACAAGGCGCTGGAGATCGGCAGCGAACCGGACCCGGCGACGTTCCTCGAGACGCTGCTCGAGCTGACCGCCGAGTGGGGGCGGGTGCTCGCCCCGTGGGGCTCGATCGCCATCGAGCTCGGCGACACGTACGCCGGCAGCGGCGGCGCAGGTGGCGACTACGGCGAGGGCGGGCTACGTGACGGGCAGGGCAAGGCGGACGGCTCACAGCGCCGGTCCCGCGCCGTCGACCGGCCGCAAGACGGGGGTTACCACATCTCCGAGCGCATCAAGGCGCCGGGCCACGGCCACAACTCGCTGACCGGCATCCGGAACATGGACAACAAGGTGCAAGGCGGCGGCACCGGCTGGCCACGCGCCAAGTCGCTCGCGCTCATCCCGCAGCTGTACGCCACCAGCCTGGCCTACGGGCGCAACCTGCTCACCGGGCGACCGTCACCCGCCGGGCAGTGGCTGGTGCGCAACGTCATCGTCTGGCACCGCCCCAACCCGGCCGTCGGCGCGCTCGGCGACAAGGTGCGCCCGTCCACGTCGTACATCACCGTGGCGACACGCTCGGCCAAACGGTGGTTCGACCTCGACGCGGTGCGGACGGACCCGCTCAACGGGCTGCGCCCCGACCAGCCTGTCGGTAACGGGCTGTACCGCGGACATCCCGACGAAGCGGGCTCGACGACGCGGCCGAACGTGGTGAGCAACGCCGCTGGCGCCCCGCCGCTCGACTGCTGGTTCGACCAGCACGACACGTGGGCGATCACCACCCAGCCGTCATCGCTCGCGCACTATGCGATGTGGCCGGCCAAGTTGGCCGAACGGCTGATCCTGATGATGTGCCCGGCCGAGGTGTGCGCGACGTGCGGGGTGGGGCGGCGACGGATCGTCGACCACCAGCGCACCTTCGCCAAGGTCGGCCCCAGCGCGGGACGCAGCGAGGCGCGCACGGTCAACGCCGGGCCGTTCGGTGCCGAGTACGAGGTGACCCGCGAGACCCTCGGCTGGTCGGACTGCGGCCACGGCGACTACCACCCGGGCACCGTGTTGGACCCGTTCGCCGGGACCGGGACGACCCTCGCCGTGGCCGACCTGCACGGGCGCGACGCCATCGGCATCGACCTCGACGCACGCAACAAACTGCTGTACCCGCGACGGCGCGACGAGTGCGCCAAGGCGCTGTTCGACGTCCGTCCGCAGCTCCCGGGACAGCTCGACATCTTCGCCGAGGGGGCCCAATGAGCACGTTCTCGCTCGACGAATGCATCGGCAACCGCGACGACGCGACGCACTGCACGTGCTTCACCGATCACGGCGACGAGTGCTGCTACTGCGACGAGGCCGCGCCACCCGCCGAAGACGAGGGGGATCTATGAACGAACTGAGGAGCGACGATGGCCTGGTTTCGGATCGAGGATTCGTTCCACTCACACCCGAAGGTCAAGCTGGCAGGAAACGCCGCCGTCGGACTGTGGGTGCGGTGCGGAACGTGGTCGGCGCAGTACCTCACCGACGGGCTCGTGCCGACGCACATCGTCGGCGACCTGGGCAAGCCCCGCGAGATCGAAGCGCTGGTCAAGGCACGTCTATGGGTGCCATCCGACGACGGGATGCTGATCCCCGACTTCCTCGACTACAACCAGTCCAAGGGCGAGGTCGAGGCCCGACGCAAGCGCGACGCCGACCGCAAACGCGCCGACCGGGAGAAGCCCGAGCGTGGCACCAACGGCCAGTACAGGTCGCCCGACAGATGACCCTCATCCGCGCCATGTCCGCATGGAATCCGTGCGGAGTCCGCTTGGAGTCACACGACCCCTGTCCACCGTATCCCTGCCCTGCCCTGCCCTGCCCGCCCGACCCGACCCGACCCGGAAGGGACGCGCTTCCTCTAGCTCACACCGAGGCCTCAGTTAAGACTCCCACTAGCGGCGTGGATTCGATTCGATGAACGAAACCGAAGCGAAGAAGCTCACCGAACGCATCGTCGGCACGTGGCCGGCGAGCCCGAAAGGGTTCGTGTGGACCGAGGAGCTGCTGGCGCTCGACGCATCCATCGCCCGAGCGGCCATCACGCAACTGACCCGCGAGCACGACGAGTCACGCCTGGCGGTGAGCAGGTTCCTCGCCGTGTACCGGGCCATCGATGCACGCGGCAACACCGGCCGCCCGCACCCCGACACGCCGGGTGACGGGCCGGTCATGTCGTTCGACGAGTACCTGGCGCTGCTCACCCGGCGCGCCACCGCCGGCGACACCGACGCAGGCGAGGTGCTCGACGTGTGGGCGCAGAACATCGAGCGGGGGGCGGTGTTCCGCACGTGAGCCCCGACCTGCTGGCCGACCTGATGATGGCCGCCCGGGATGTCGTGGCCGAGTGGGGCGACGGCGACGGGGTGGACCCGGACCGGATGGACGAGCGCGTCGCAGCCCTGCGCTCGGCGTACTGGGCGCAGCACCGGAGCATCCGCCGATGACCACCCCCCAGCGGGTAGGGCGCGGCCACGACCAGCACCGCCGCCACCCCCCGGCCCTGCCCCTGCCCCGCCCTGCCCGCCCC